TTAGCTTTGATAATATTTCCAACGACTTCCGTTCCTTCCTTTTCTTTAGCTTTGCTGAGATAAATGATCGTACTTGCTGCATACTTGAGGCCGCTGCCTCCGCCCATTTCTTTGGTGGGAACGTATGATCCGATGACATCATAGGTGTGATTGGTAACTATAAGTGGAATATTTGCTTGACCAAGTTTAAGAGTCAACATTCTAAATGCACCTTTAACGAGTTGTGATTTGGTCATGTCACGAACTTGTTTATCATTTAAGGCATCAGTAATCTCTTTCTCAGTTGAAAGCATACCAAGAGAATCAAGTACAAACATACAAGGTTTACGTTTGTCTTCATCTGTCTTGAGGTATATATCTACGGCCTTCAATGCTTTTGATCTAAATTCTTCAATTGTTACCACATTGACAACAACGAGCCTTTCGAGATCAATTCCTCTAGACTCAAGGAGTCCCCTGTTGACAGCAGCCTCGGTGTCAAAATAAAGGCAGTAACCGTCAGGGTGATTATCCAAAAAGTTTTTGACAACAGCCAACGAAAAGAAAGTCTTTCCAGTAGAGCTTTCACCAGCAATAGCGGTAATCTTGTTCCTAGATACACCACCAAATATAGACCCTGATACAAGCCCGTTAAAAATGTACGAACCTGTGTCAATAAATGTTTCAGTTGATTCTGCCTCGGAGGCAAGTTGGGTGTACTCATCTCCAATCTCTTTTACTATTTCTTTTAAAAAATCCATAATGATTTAGTCTTGTTTACATTCTACCACATTCCACAACAAATTACCAGCGATTGATATTCTTGGTTCATCTGTGTCATAGAATGGATACACTTGATGGTGTAATGTTGATGGGAACAACATCAATGTGCCTTCCATATCTGGACTCATGAGTATGGGGTGTTCCACAACATGTCCTAGTATATTTGTATATGTGAATTGAAAATCAGATGCAGCTTCGGAATGGAATGGCAACTTATGTTGATCCTCATGGTGTGTGGGAATTTTCATCCATATAACAAATGAAGATATGCCGTCATGCATATGACTTGGATTAAACTCTGTTTGATATTGATAATTAACCCACCAATTTAGTTTGAAAGACGGTTGCAATTTTTTTTTAATTTCTTCATCTACATCTACAGGAGGTTCATATACACTTGGACATTCCTTCATGAGTCTATTTGTAAGTGGCCCTACAATTTTATCTCTAAAGAAATTATCTACATCTATTAGTCCCAAACTTCCAGATATATTTCCAGCAAGTCTGTGACTATAATCGTTACTATTGTCCACATTATCTTTTTCAGCCTGTCTGATACAAGACCAAAGATAATCCATAATATCTTCTGGTAATTTTGCTTTATACAGATCGATATTAGGGAATTGCCATGGTTCCCATAATACTTCTTTCTCTTCAGGCATCTCTGTTTGGATAGTAGACTTGTACGAAAGATTCACATTTAGGGCATGAAAGATTAGTAACTATAGAGTACTCTTCTTCACACCCATAATCCTCACCAGAAAAATCTGATCCCCATATCAGTTCAGTATTGCAATGCCAGCAATTCATTTCTTGAAAACTCCTAGTTTTGCTAGAAGATAAACTCCTAGTATAGTCCAGAATACAACTTCTAATCCAACATTGTTCATTGATACTGCTCCAAATCACATTCTACCATTGACTCCCCCTCATGTTGAACACGTTTAGGTTGTCCTATCTTTGCTAAAATTTCAGCAGGGATTTTTTTTAGAGTAATGTCATAGGGTATCGGTGCATTTGCCACACAGACCCTAATACATTCCCATTGTTCCTCAGTAAAAAAATTATTATGATACATTAGATACCTACAATCTTTCTTTGTCTTTCAAAGTAGTTGTGTAATAACCAAGAACTACTATTTTTCTTGTCTGTGCCACCCACACCGAACTCTAATTCCACTCTGGGATCATCACCGAACTTATCTGTTTCTGGTGTATTGTTTGATCCACGATCTCCACCATTGGCAAAGACTACCGTTTGTGCAATCTCTAAACATGCAGAGATGGCGTTACAAGCAGAACCATGTTCATCATCTTCTACTGTAATCACAGCGTCAACCATGTCTAGATGTCTTATAATTTCGGCGCGTTCCTTCCATGATTGGAAGTATTGTCCTTTCTTTTTAGTCAACCATTCTTCGGTGTTTAATCCTACTACAAGATAATTAGTAAGTTCTCTTGCTTGTTGGAAGTAAGCAATGTGGCCACTATGAAGAGGATCAAAACCGCCTGTGACTAGAGTGAGTATTCTCTTCTTAGTCATCAAACTCTCCTTTTCTAGCTAAGTATACTTTAACATCATTATACTGTGTTTCTATACTTTTTGCAAACCAGTTTGCTGGATCTCTGGTTTCAAAGACTTTCATCTGTGTGTCAGAGAATATGCCGTTGTCTGTCCAGCATACAATGTAACGTGTCATGAGAAGAATGATTCAAGTGTATTCTTGCGTTCGGTCTCCCAACCGATGCAATCAAGGATAACCTTTATAGGATCTAGAAATGCCTTACTAAACTGTAAGTCGTAGTCCACATGTTTATCTAGGTCAAGTTCTGTGGGGAAGTCTTGAATAAAAGATATAACATTCTCGTGCATCCAGTTAGGTGTCTTGAGATAACAGAATTTAATTTTCTCACCATTCTGTATGGTGGCATACTTATGATCTATCTTTTTCTTCTTTGTCCAATGATTATATAAGATCGCACCTCTAATATGAATAGGGCATCCCTTACCATATAGATCAGCGGAAGAGAACCACTTCTCTACGTTAGAAGCGGTGCGAGGAAATGATACTTCTTCTGGAGGTAATGATTTGAATTCTTTTCTACATCTCTCAATATATTCTATACACTCTTCTTCTGTACCCGACATCAATATTTTGAACGCATCTTTCAACATCTTTCTACATGGAGCAGGGGTAGAAGTTTTGATCGCTTCAATACCCATGATCTTTAACTTGGCTTCTTCATAACGAACACCCTCACTATCCCATACGTTGAGGATGTATCTTTTCTTGGCAGTCCATATACCTCTATCGGCAATGTTCTCCCTTTTCATAATCATTTTTTGGTCGTAGGCGTTGACGTATTCGGCCAGTTCTTGGTAAGAACTCTCAATATAAGGCTCAAGTTCCATTTCACACACCTTATTAAGGAACGAAACGATGCCTTCAGTAGTCGCTTCTCTGCCTTTGTATACAGCTTCAACCAAGTCACCCATATGCAAATAGATAGAATCAGTATCACTAGCAATAACATAATCTTTATCCTCCGTTTTTAGAATAGTGTTCATCTTTTGATTCATTTTGTTCTCAATCCATCTGATTGATACTTGTCCAGATAAAGTGATGGCTTCTGCATTGGCAAGTTTATAATAGCGAAAGTATTGATTACCAATAGCACCATAAGCACTGTTAAGGGCAATCTTCTTGGACATTTGAACGTTGTTACATCTTGCGATTTCTTTTTCAAGTTCTTTAGTTGGTGTCTTTTCATAGGCTTTCTTTGCTTTGATCATTCTTTTCTTGAAGATGACACGTTCTTTATACATCTTCTCCATAAGTTCTGGTAAAAACCCTTTCTTATCTTTGCGATACATTGCACCATTGGCACATATGGCAAAATTTTGATATAGTTCAAAGGTATCTTCCTGATTCAATAATCTTTCTACACTAGCACTAGGATGTTTCTTCTCTTGTAATGTCTCTGGTGATATATTATACTGCATAATCAAGTGTGGATATAGTGAGTTCAAATCAAAGGATACCACCCATTCATATCTACCAGGCTTAGGTTCTTTCACATATGCACCAGCATACTTTGCATCTTTAGAATTACGATCCTTTTGTGGAATCACAATATTTTTCTTCTTTAGATAGTTGTATATTATGGCATCCCATGTGCGAACTTGAAACGCAACATCAGTAAAGTTTATCTTTGCATCATAGGCACGAGTGCAACATAGATCAATCAGTTTTAACTTGTCTTCAAGACGGTCTACTAGTTCAACGTCAACAATGTTATAATCTACAAACTTTTGCCAATTCTTAGTGTAGAAATCACGGAAAGTATCATATTCACTGTGATCTAATTTCTGTTGTCCTAGTTCCATAAGAGCAATATGATCTAATCTAAAACTCTCTTGATTAGGAGTTGCAGGGGATTTCTTGTATAGATCAAGATAATCTATAACGGATATGCCTGCAATATCATACACAATATTTGCTCGACCAGCAATAGTAATTTCATTACGTCTACAAATACCCCAAGGTGACATTCTCTTTGCATATTTTTCTCCCATAAGCCTTTCCATTCTACCCATGAGATAAGGTATATCATACATCTCACAGTTCCACCCTGTAATCACCTCAGGCGTGTTTCTTGTCCACCAATCTACAAATGTAGTAATCAATCCTTCTTCACTGTGGCAGTCCACATACCTATAGTTCTTCCTATTAGGATTAGTCTTATATGGTCTAGATCCAAATGTAGTAATAAACTTTGTATTGTAATCTTGTACAGTAATTAGTAATAGTTCTTCTGCAACATTAAAGACATCAGGGAAACCACTCTCCGCAGCAACCTCGATGTCAATAGTAACTAATTTAATTTTGTTTAGATCAAACTTGATCTCATCCTCTGGATAGTTCTCAGAGATATATTGATGTACATATCTTTCATTACCATATATGTTGAAGTTTTGAACCTGTGAATACTTATCTATAAATTCTTTGCAATCTTTTATTGTGCCTGGTTTTACTGGATCAACTAATTGACCATCAAGAGTCTTCCACTTACTCCTTTTCCTTTTAGAAGGCACATAAAATGTAGGATGAAATGTCTCTCTGTCCTCAAAATGTTTTCCATTGTCATATCCCCTGACCAACATACTGTTGCCGATCTGGAAAACATTCGTATAGAACTTCATGCTGTAGCTAGTTTCAAATATGAATCCACTAATGTTTTATGTGGTTCAACCAATGTCAATATTTTATCAGAACATATCATAATGTCAACATCATCAGTTACTTCACCTAACCAAGGTGACATTTCTTTTCCTTCTACAACAAACTCATCTAATTTATATGGAGATGTCAATTTACAATCAGGTTGGCCAATATCCAAAGCAGCAACTTCCTCTATCTGTGAAATAATTATCTCACCACTAACTAATACTAATATTTTAATTTCCTGTTCCATTCATTCTTGCCTCATAAGATTCTTTTACCATTTTTTTAGGTTCTACTATTGCTACAACCCAACTAGGATCAATTGATATTTTTTTCTCATCAGACAGAGGCATAAAAGGATAATATTGCACACTATATTTTGTTTCAGTATCCTCTGCACCTTCAGTTAAAAGCACAGGATCTTCAATCAATTTACAACAGTAAGGATTTTCAAGAACTATGAAGATAGGTTTATCATTTTCATCTACAAGTTCTTTCACATCAGCAATTACCTCTTCATTAGATTTAAGTAGAACTAATTTTATCGACATTGCATCAGTATATAGTTTGAAAGCGGATGGATGGTATTGCACCACCGTCTACAAGTTGGAAACCTGTCGTAATACTTTTATACGACATCCGCATGT